TGTATAGCTCTTCTTGCTGATATTGTTATAGGTGCGCCGAACGCACCACCAAGAACACCGCCAAAAATTGTAGCAAACCCAACATTCAATCCAACTTCTGATGGAGTAGCCAATGGGTCGAATGGATATCGTGTAGCTTCTTGTGCCGCAACAATGACACCAGTACCAGCGGCAACTCTAGTAGCAGACCGGGCAATGCCAAATGTTGGTCCACCAAACGGCAAAGCAATAAAATTAATTGGGTCAAAGAAAGCCGCCCCCAAATTTTGCCAGACACCAGACTCATGAATAATTTCCCTACGTTTAATATTTTCATCAAGGACACGTTTCTTAAAAGCAAAGTGTTCAGCATTTCTTGTGTCAGCAAAATACATTGCGTGTTCTTCATAACCCTCAAGAAACTCAGGGTCAAAAGGATTAAAGTCAGGGTCAATATCTTGACCAACCTTCATACCAAGATTTTGCTGTCGAGCATCTTGCATAGCAAAGTAAGTATTAAGATTCGGAACACCCATGCCACCACCAGACGCGAGAGGTAACATCTTAGCATCACCGTGATACAAGTCTTCTCTCAAAGCTTCGTATTGTGAATCATAGTAATAGCCAAAGTGAGCTTGCACAGTATCCCAAAAAGTAGGATTTATATTTTCATGTGGCTGATAAACTGTATCAAATATTTCTGTTGGAACTAGATAAGGGTTTACAGTACCTGGAGATAATGTTCTTTCTTCAGCCATTATGGTAAGTTATCCTCAAGTCTAAATACTGGTAAGTTAAGTCTTTCTCTTTCATTTTCTGCATCTCTTCTTAAGTCGTCATAAACACTATTTACAATTCCTCTATTCGCAAGTTCTTCAATCAATGCCGATTTTGTATACAAACCAAGAGTTCCATCTTTTGTTGGGATTGGCTGTAATGCACCATCTATCATCGCATATGTTTGCCACATAGGATTATTAGTTGGAGATGGATACGCAACAAGAACAATAGGAGTAGTAGTCTTTCTCAACTCTTTAACCATAGCTGTTGCCGTTACTTTGCTTTGAATGTTTTGATTTGTGACAGATGGCACGCCACCAAGCATACCCTGAAAAGCAAAAGCATTAAGCCACATGCTAGAGCTTCTACCTTCTTCAATGTTATGAGTATTGTCACTAAATATTAAGCTTAACATTTCTGGGTCTAAACTCTCTGGAGCAAAATGAAACATTGGCTTGCCATCATCTGTAGTAGGTAAGTTTTCATTTATAATACTAACAGTTTCTGCATACATCTTTTTCTCTGGAAAGTGTTTGCTTACATTATTGCGAGTTAAGTTGACCCCAAAATTCCCCACGTCACTAAAGTCAATTACACTTTCAGATTTTTGAAAATGATTCTGCACATGATGCTTTACTCTTTCAAAAGCAACTTCATAAATATCTGAAGCGGACTGTTCTCCAGAAAGAATCATTCCTTTGACTAACCATTTAGATAATTCCATTATTTCTTTAGGAGCTTTATTGCCACCTTTTATTATACCTTTATCAACCAGCATAGCTTGTATAATTGTATCAACTTTATAACGCTGTGGTTCACCTTCTTTTCTATATGGCAAGCTGTCCATATCTAGTCTGTCTGCCAATATATTTAAATCTTCTTTAAGTTGCATTGGACTTACGCTTGTTATCTGCTGAACTATTTGTTCTAAATTATTATCTGGCTCATTATGAAAATTTAATCTGACTTGTCCTACATCTGTGTCCCCAAGTTCTTGAAGATTAGTTGTGGTATCTACATATTGTTCTTTTATAACACCCCTATATTTAGCAACTTCTAAAGCACTTCTTAATTGATTTACTCTATTAATTACTGCTGGGTCAGAAAAGCCATATTGGTCTGCACCCCCTTGATTAGTCCGAAAAGAAGAAAAAATATCAACTCTTTTACCAGTAACTTGTGGGAATGCAGTAAGAATATGAACTGCCTTCATCATGTTTTCTAACTCAGTTCCACGCTTCTGATGTGCTTTAATGAGAGCTTGTTTAAAAGATATAGGAAAATATCCATTAGCAAGAGAGTTAAACATAAACTGAAAAGTGCGTGAACCAATATTAGATGAATCCTCTGATAACCACCATTGTTGCAATACTTGTTCTCTTGACATATTCGCATCAACATTAATGCTGTCATCCCCAAGCAACAATCTGTATGCCATATCATCGACCATCTTCGATGTTTCTACACCAGCTGGTGCTGTATTATTAGTTATACTATCTGCTAGATTGAGTGCTTTTTCTGCTTGACTTGTATTGCTTGACGCTTCTGATAAGCCTTGTCGCCTAATGTTTATATCAGTAGTAAAACCAGAAACTTGATTGGGATTTGTTGTTATAGTGCTGTTCTTTAACAGAGTAACAATCTCTGGATTTACTTTGCTTTCCGCAGTTTTATCTGTCGGCGCTCTTATGTAATCAAGAACATGCTGAAAGCCATCAAGCCTTGTATCATTTATCCTAAGCTCACCATCAATTCTAGTAACTATGGGTTCTGCATTAGCTTCTCTTGTTAGAATGTTGAGAATCTTATCTTTAATATTATCATTAAATACTTCGTTTACACTTTCTTCATAACGATTAACAATAGTTCCAGTAACCTGACTATATTTTCCTTCGGCAATTTTCCGTAGAAACTCAATGTGGTCATCCCTTAGTTGCTTTGCTTCTTCTTGTTTGTCATTTATTAGAAGCTCCATAATTTTATTTTCTACCTCTGTACTTTTATCTCTAACTCTAAAAAATTCTCTAGTAGCTTCTTTCCTTGCTGTATCAGTTTCTAACTCATCAAGCCTAGCTTTCAACTGAAGCTCATCTCCCTTGAGAGAATTTTCTTTTCTACCAAGAGTTGTAATGAGAGAGTTTAATCTTGTAGTACCTAGAAACTGCAAATGGTCTGATGGATTTAAATAAAGTTTGCGTATTTGTTTTAGTATTCTTTTTTCATCTTCGCCTATTCGTATTCTTTTACCATCAGATATACGCACAGTCTCAACATTAAGGTTGCGTTCATCACCATCTTCTAAAAATCTTCTAGCGTTTACAATTTGATTGCTATCTTCAAAATAAAGATTTGCCAATACTGGAGTTACATTAGATAGTATAAAATTTTTTATATTATTCTCAGCAGTGTTTCTATCGTTTCTATTTAAATGATAATTAACAAGGTTGCCTTCTTCATTGGTTTCATTAATAAAGTCTGAAAGCTTTTGAATTGTATCCTTTAAAAAATTTGGATTAAGAAAACTACCAGTCTCTTTTGCATTATCTATAATTTGATAAAAGTTTTTAAGCTGTGTGTTTCTCTCAGTTGCATTTTCTTGTCTCGTTGAGGAACCAGTAGAAGATTCTATTGCTGATAACTGTCCTTCTTTTGCAGAAGAAATACCTACCAAATGTTTAAGTATAGCTTCTTTATTATCACCAGTAAGGTCAGATTTAATATCAGACATCATAGTACGCAAACCAGAATCAGTTGGAACTTTATCACAATTAGTGTCGTACATAAGACAAAGCTTTACATTCTTAACATCTAACGTATCCATGTTTGTGCTATCAAACATCTTATTTACTTTTGCCATACCAACAATTTCTTCAACAAAATCTCTTGCCTTTTCCTCAGTCTTATTAAGTTGTGCTGATTCACTACTCCGCTCCAAGTTTTTGGCAGTATTCAGCAAGTCTTCTGCCATGCTTTCAATAGTAGATTCCACAAGGTCAAAGTTTTTATTTTCTACAGCACTAAATGCCTTATGTGCAAATATGGCTTTGTCATCCTCCAATGATGCAAGGTTTGATTGTTGCCGTCTTTGGATTGAAAGAAAGTCTAAATCACTACCATGTTTGTCAGCAAGGTTAACGGCAAACTGTTCAATGTTACCTTTATATTTATCTGGCAAGTTTTCTATAACAGTATCAGCATATGCACCAAAAGATTCTCGAAAGCCTACTCCACCATTTGGTGTCAGAGCGTTTTTATTTCGTATCTCAAGAGCTTTGCTTGTTAAATCACTTTCCCAGTGTTTAAATATTCTCTTGTCCATAAGTTCTTTGAATGCTCTCTGACCAGTAGAACCAAGCGAAAGAAACTCATTAGAAGAATATACTTTATAATTACCCTTTTCATCAAGAGTAGTTAACCGCTCTAACGGAACAGACATTGCTCTTTCCTGTCCAACGTCAAACGATTGTTTTGCCATTTCTTGAAACCCAAGTCTTGCTACTTGATAGCTCATTTGAGCCACGCCTTTTAATGCGTTTTCAGTAGATTTATCTTGTTTAATTAAACCAACTGGTGCGTTATATTGAGTACGCTTTTGCTTTATTACTTTTATAAATCTAGACATTATGGTGATTTCTTTTTATTAAGACCTAAATAGCCGTCACGTTTATACTGTAGATAACCATTTACGCCATAATTTACAGCTTGTATATATGATAAACTTTCTCTTGCTCGACCTGATGCACGCACTGACATTGCTTGACGTTCCAGTTTATCATCTTCAAATATACCTTGACGAGTAGCTGTCTTTACATCTTCAGCAATAATTTGGTTTTGTTTTTTAAAAAAAGCAGACAAGCTTCTATCAGTAGGGTCACGCTCGGCTAAACCAAAAAGCATTGCTTCATTAATATTAGTATCGGCATCATACTCAGCCAGCATATTATTTGTAGTTTGCAACGCTTTAATTTTATTTGTAATTCTTTCTTCTTCTATTTCTGCCGCTTGTGCATCAGCTTGTTCTCTAGCAACACGACCAGCTTGGACTGCTGACGCTACAGCTACAGCTGTACCTATTGCACTTAAAACTTGGAAAAACCACATTAGAATGCTACCTCCGCTACTATTGAATTTATTTGTAATGACAATGGTGCGTTCTGACTAATAGTTATCTGTGGGTCTTTACCAAACCCCAGCAACCTAAATTCTTTTTTGCCAGTTACAGCTTGTCTTTGTTGGCTCATGTCATCAGTTACTTGTCGTATAATCAGATTAATATTGTTTACAGATACAGCTAATGTATTATTTAAATCTACAACAACACGCTGTATAGTTCTCGGTTCACCAGTAAGTGGTCCATCTCCTACAGTTGCATCAACTGGGTTTGTCCTCAAAGTAACATCAAACTTTAATCCTATCTCAGCAGATGATAGTGATGAGTCTACTGCCGAAACGTCCACATTGCCACCAGACACAGTAAATTCACCAAGATAATAAGTACCACTGACCACATCAACCACAGCTCCATTGGCGTAATCTGAACTGACGCCGAAGACCCCATTAGTGCCAGAATAAGTTTTAGCCAAATCCATGTTAAAAGAATTGCTAAACTCGCAAAGAAAGTATTTGTTAGTGCCGTCACCTTTATCGAATTTAACAACCGCATAAACACGAGTATCAATTACACAAACTGAATGAAACGAACCTTGACTTGTAAATTGTGTCCATCCAGCTCTTTGCTCCGCTTTATTAGAATTAAATACAGCTATACTACCATCAGCATCTACTATAAATAAATAGTTTTCTGCACGACCTATCGCACCAGAAAGCATAGACATTTGTATTGGGTTGTTTATTAAATGACTTGATAATGTTGATATAGATGCTCCTGTATATCCAGCGACATCTCTGTTAAATATAAACTCTCGCACCATTGAACCAGAAGAATCAACAAAAATAGTAGCACCATCATAAATGTATGGTTTGTTAAAAGAAGAGCCAAAAGATGTTTGTCTTTCTATTGAAGCATTCGTTGGTGTTGTTGGTTGCCCTTCTAATGCTGGCACTATGAACTCATCTGTTGATGTAAACACATGCAAGTCTTTGTTTGAAATTATGTGGCGAATGGTGTTAATGTCGCCAGTACTTGCTGTAATATCTATTGAGTCATTGTCCTCAGCATCGCCTACTTCAAAATTAAAATAGGTAGCTGTCTTACTTCCCCATAAACCATCAGGCTGTCCAGACGTACCACCAAACCATAATCTATTCTGATGAAAAGCAATAGCTGAAGGATACCCTCTTAATTCAGAATAAGATTGCTCTGACCATTGTGTGTTTGGAGCGTGTGTTTCTATTGTAGGAGTACCACCCCCAGCTGTAGCACTTGTTGCGTTTGCGGCGGCAGTAAATGTAAATTTATGTTCATTAACAACTTCAGCAACAGTACGAGTTCCATTTAAATTAGTGTTTGCTATGCCACCAACAGCTGATGCATTAGCTATAACAAATGAAGCATTAGCTGAAAATCCATGATTTGCCATAGATACTTCTACTGTTGCAACACCTTGACTAGTTCTAAAAGCATCAACTATTAATCGTTTTTTAAGTGTGCCGTACACCGTACCAGTAGCTTGCGTTGTTGACTGAACAGAAGTAATTCTTATTTCTGAATTGTTATAACGTATATTTATACCAAGATGTTTTGAATCAGGGTAATCCCCTCCAGACTGTGACCCAGTCGTATCCCAATATGCAGAACTAGTTGTAAGAGTTACGCCAGAACCAGTTGCAGCACTAGGGTCAAGAGTAACACCTGGAGCTTGAAAAGAAAAATATGGTTGAAAGATAAGAGTGTCTGCTGAATTTTGGTCAAAAGTAAATGTTTCAACACTAAATGATGTAAGACCAGTTCGTAATAACTTTCGCACCATAAAAGTTTGATGAGCTATAAACATTGTATCGCCAGATTGAGTATACGTTAACTCATGCAAATTAAGATTAGTTATAGGCAATGTATTCCCATCAGCGTCTTGAGTAATGGTTGTGGCTAAGGTTACATTGAATGATGTGTCAACTCTAAATACTCTTATCTTTTGATGCTCCAAAGAAATAATATACCGCTCGTCATCAGAAAATATAAATGGAACAAGTCTATGTTGCTGAATTTTAGATGCATCTACTGTCGTATCAAACTCATATATATTACTAAGACCAGCTCTTTTTATAACACCACCTTCAGCCCTGATAAAAAAGTTTTCTACTTTCTGTGCAGAGTTTGCGTATACCTGACTATCTGTGCGTGATATTAAAGAAGGACTTATCTCACCAAACTGCAAGTTAGTTATAGGAACTCTGAGTTTTCTCATTAAGTTCTCCTATTAGAAATAAATCTACTGGTAATAAGTTTTCTTGTTGTTTGTTGTTGTGCGTCTACACTTCTAGCTTTAAGCATTGACTGGTCTGCTAGTGTTGCCATCATGTTAGCTAAAGAAGAATCCCTAGCAATAGATGTGGAGAATATCTGTGCTAATGAGTAAGATACAGCAAGCACAAAATAGCTGGGAAAGTTTTCTTCTGTTTGTCTAAAAGTAAAATCTGCAACAACTGTATCTGTAGTTGATGTATCCGCATATACCAAAGTACCATACGTTTGATATTCTATTGGATTGTCATTTACTGTAAGAGCATGAACCAATAAAGTATCTGATGGCAACTGATAAGCATGATTATATCGAGCTGTAGGAGCATCAGTAAGTCTGTTTAGTTCTGCTTGGTTTGTTGAAAATCTCCATCGAGCATTACATAGAGATGACCGGATAACATCTTCATAAACATTTGAAGATACTAAAGCTTCAGTTGAGCCGTCATCAAATGAAGTCATTGGTTCTGCCCCAATAAGTATCAGTCCTCGATTGCATATATCGACTGCTGAATCTGCTTTTGTACTTGTTACTGCCATAATAGAGTAGGGGGATTTCTCCCCCTATCCTTAGTCGCCGTCTGTTTCAACAATTACTGTTCCGTCAGAAACGTCAACAACAGAACCAGTATTTGAAAGAACATTAACCTGATGAGTAGTTGGTGAATTGGTATCTTTAACGTAGATAATATCACGAACTTTCAACATGTTTGCGGCATCATTGAAGTAACCAGAATTGTTAACAGTGCCAATTGCATCTGCGGTGTTATACGTCCAAATGTTTCCATTTGAATCTCCACACATTCTGGATAATCCACTTGCTGAATAAGCCATTAATGCCTCCTATTAATTGTTATCTAAGACTTCATAGATACCATTGTCATCAATAACAACAGCACCCATTGACATCATAGATGTTGCAAGATGTGATGCTTTCTCAGGAACATAATTTATTTCCGTAGAAACATCAGCGTTTACTCCTAATCCTACAGATGAAGTATGATAAGCCATATTCTTACCAGCAGTAATTGCTGATGTAGAGAATATGTTAAAGCCTAGAAATTGCTTCATTGTCATACCCCCAGCGAATGGAAGGTTTTGCTCACCAACATAATCGGATGACGCAAACTCATTTATAAGAAATAAATCTGCAAATCCTTTTGGATGCATAGCAAGATACCTACCCCCATCTTCTGGAATGTCGGCAGCACCCATTGTTTCAAACAATGTAAGAAGGTCTGCTTTTTCAACAGCACCATTCGTATCATGTATTTGAGTTGAGTTAGCACCAGCATCCATAGCTGTGTATAGGATTTCGTCAGTTTTTCGACCAAGAGCTGCCGCCGCACTTTGTGCAACTGCTTGTCTTTCATCGATATTAGTTTTGAGTTCATCTAGTTTGTCGATATATTCGGCGGCATAGTAGTCACTCATTGTTGCTTCCACATTAGTATGTGCAAGTTCCATTGGTGTAACCATACCATTTCTCGACTTCGTAGATGCACTACCAGTTCCAATCTTTTGAAAACGAACTACGTTTCCAGCAACATTGCCAACAGTACGCACAGTATTCCTTAGCTTAGAACCCATACGCTGATAAGCCATGTGGACATCAGACTCGAACTGCTTGATAAAGGCTGTGTCAATAGTATTAGCCATATTAGCACCTCATAAGTTAAGTTTCAGTTTCCGCTTCCGATTGTCCTTTGCTATTTTCAACGAAGTTATCCATAAAGGGCTTCTCTAATGCATTACGGGTCTTTCACTTAATCTATTATTAGACTGAATTTTATGTGAATTGCAATAGAAAACTCTAATAAATTCATATTCATTTATATAATATGACTGTTCTTCAGACTCAAACCCCATCCATTCAAGCCACATTATGTTTGTTAAATGGTCAAAAGGTATAAAATTTTCTACCATTTCATAATCTTTTATAAGAAAAGCAAGAACTATTTCAGAGTATTTAAACAGACTAAATTGTATTTTATGAATGTCATCTGTGCCGAGAAACCAGATTCTACCAATTCTAAAATATTTATCAAGAGGTGTAACACCGCACATAGCAATAGGTTTATCTTTATGAGTAATAGTAAAACCAGACGCACCTTTCTCAACAAACGGAACAAGCAAAGCAGTACGAGGTGTCACTCCAACCATACCACACTCACGAACATCATGCAGTCGCATTGTTTTTGCAATAACATCGATATCAGAAAGAAGACACTTCCTTAACTTAAAGTGACCTTTCTGAATGAGTGTCATCTATTATATAGCTTTTGAAATCCCTCATCTACTTGCCTAACAAAGCTAGGGTCACGTTTAGCCACATTCCAATATCGAGGGTCTTGCATCATTTGCCGTAAGTTTTCTTCTTTAAGTTGACCAGTAGGACTCGCTTCTCCTATTGGAGCTGATTGCTTTAAGGCTTCCATTACTGTTTCCATTGCCTTTACACCTTCTGCTGTTGCACATAATTCAGCTATTTCAGCATGTTGTTCTGCTGTAAAAAATTTATTTGACCATAGTTCTACTGCTTGCACTCTTTCTCTTGCATTGTCGCCAAGTGATTTCATTTCCGCTTCAGGGTCAGACATTCCAATGTTCATTACTTTTTTATACATCTCAATGCCTTCAGCGAACTCTTCTTGGCTGTAACCGTTTTCAAATGATTGGTTAGCCCACCATTCTAAAAGCTCATTACTCTGAGCCAACTCTTCATCTATACCTTCTGGCAATATGTAATCACCTTTCTTTTCAGGTCTATTGGCATATGCTTCTTCCTCGATTTTTTTCATCATCTCGGCTTTAATATCTTCTTCTTTTTGACTTATCTTGCTCTCTAGTTGTGAGTAAGAGTTAGCCATATCCTCTGCTGATTTAAATTTTTCTGGCAACCATTCTGGTCGCTCACCCATAGAATCTATAGGTTGTTCTTCTTGTGGAGCTTCTGTATTATTAGATTCTACTTGCTCTGATACTGTTGGTTGTGTTTGTTCTTCACTCATTTTCTCACCTTATGTCCATGTTGAATGCGTCTTTCGATTAAGCCAACAATATATCGCTGACCTTCTGCGTGTCGAAGAGCGTCATTAGTTACAGCCGAACCATGCACTGCTTCTATTGTTACACTTCTTAAATACTTTAATACTTCTTTCCCAGCTGGTGATGAAAACAGAGAAACAAAATTTAAAGATATATTCTGTTCATCTTCTGTTCCTCTAGGGAATCCATCAAGATGGCTTAATGCTCCTTTAGTATATGTGTTAGTTAGCTTGTTCATTTGGTATTCCTTCTTGCATTTGCGGTTGTTGCATTGGCTGTTGAACTGATTGTTGTGCCATTTGCTGTGCCATTTCTACTAATTGTTTTCTTTCAGCTATATCTCTTATAAGCACATCGGGTACACCAAACTTCTTAGCAAGGTGTGCCGCAGTTTCTTCAGCATTAATTAACAGGTTTGTTATCTCTGGACCGAATCTTTGCTGTATTAACTCTAACCATCTCGCTATTGCTGTAATGTCAGCATTAGCTTGTGATTGTGCTAATGGAGATACAGACCGAACTTTGACTTGTCTTCCGTTGAGAGTAGGTAGCTCAATACGACCTTGCTTCTTTAATATGTAAACAACACGCTGTAATACTGGCTGTACCATTTCTGCTTGTAGTCTACCAAAAGCAGAGCCTATTCTTCTTGATAAATCTGCCATGCGTTCTGCTATCTCTGTTGCACTAGCTGGTGTCCTATCTGGATTACCCAGCATATCATTATACAAAGCTCTTTTTATATTGCTTCTCATATCTGCTAAAATAAAATTCCCAAAGTCCATAGACCCAGCTTGGCGAATAGGTTGTAAGCCCATTGAGTTTGGAGCTTTTGGTATTACTGTTCCAGGTACTAAGTTAATTGTATCAGGATTAATTACTCCATCATCATCCATTTGATATATACCAGCAATAGACATTGCCGCATTCTCAAGAATATATTGAATTGTCAGGTTAGTAGTTTTAATCGCACTCAATGCGTTCATCAGAGGACCTCTCCCATAAACCTCGCCACTGCACTTGCCCCAGCGGAAACATATATATGGATTAGAACCATTGCCAGATAGGTCTTCAGTCTTCAATATTTTCTTATGTGATGTTTCTATTACTATAAGATAGTACGCATCTTCATTTGGTTTGTTATAATTTTTACAGACCACCTCAAGAATTTTTGTCTTAACATCAGGGTTAGCTTGCATAGCATTTGCCATCTCACCATCAAAGGTTGCATCAGGAAAAAGAACAGGAAGCTCAGAATACCTAACACTTCTTTCTCTATAAACATGGTCAATCTTATCATCTGGTCCAACATCTAATACAACATGAGGTAAAGGTATTGCAGAGAAGCTAACTGGATTAACAGCATCGCCTTCAGAAACATGAAGGATGCCAGTACCAATAGCCAAATCCATAAAGGATTCATGAACTTCTTGTGAAAAATTTGAGTTCTGAAGTATCTCGAATACATATTCCGTGACTTCATCTAGCTCATTATTTATTACATCTCGTTCTTCTTTGGGTACTTCTGACCCAGCAGTAAAATCAGCCCAACGAGCAAAGTTGGGGACAAGTCCTTGTTGGAGTCTTGATGCAAATTCTTGTACTCCAACGACAGCAGTTTCATCAAATATCTTTTCATCTTTACGCTCACCTACAGTTTTGCTTTTAAATGTTTCACGCATCGGCATTGCATATTCATAACAATCGTCAAACGTATCTTCAAAGGACTGCCGTATTGTTTTTGCTTTTTCAAACTTAGTCATATAAAATTCGACAAGTTTGTCTTCAGATTTAGGCATACCCATAAAAGTCATCCTTTGTATGTCCGCAACCCACTCTGATTTACTTTTCTACCTCTTTGCAAAAAGCCACCGCCACCCATGCTACTTGTAAACAAAGAGCCTTTACCAACTCTTCGTTTGTATACAACACCGCCATCATCATAGAAAGAAGATGTCTTTATGGGAGTTTGCATTTCAATTTGTTTATCGAGAGCTTCTTGACTGCGTTTAATTTTCTTTTCTTGTTCTTCTTGTTCTGCTTGTTTTTTTTCTTCCCTTACCTCGTCTCGAGGAGCTGGGGGAGCAGATGAACCACCACCAAAACACATATAAACCTCCTATAGTCTATTCCAAAAGCTAGTAACATTTCTAGTAATACTAGGTCTTTTAAATAAATCAAAGCTTTTTCTTGCATTGAATGCCCTGACTGGCTTCTGACCAGCCATCAAACTTCTACCTTCTCCAGCACCCAGCATCAAATATTGCAAGGCATCGTGAACATGAGAGTACATATTTTTTTCAGGTTTATCATCGTATCTCTCACCTGACACTTGCATTCTTCTATAGCAATAGCCACCTTGAAAACCTTTAATAAGTTGTTGGCATCTTGTGTCAATCATAAAGGCTGGCTTACCATCTGCCATCTTAGTAAGTTGTGAAGAAACAGATTCAAGTCGTAGGTCAACACTATTACTAGGAGCTGGCACAGCTTTTAATCCAGCACCTCGCATTATTTGGAAAGGAGTAGTTTCATCTGTTTGAGCCCTGAAGTCACCAGCTGGGTCGCCATAGATATAAACATCAAGGCTATTAAATCGTGTTGCTATCTCTTGCCTGAGAAGTTCTGCAAACCTTACAATACCCATATCAATTGCTACAATTTCTGATTGTATTAACCACCTACCTCGAACCTTCTGACCAAAAACGGCTGAAGGAGTTAACCCAAAATCAACCCCAATATACAATGGTACACCTACTGCTATAGGTATTTCTTCTTTTGCAACATGTGTTTGACCAACAAAGTCAGGGTATACCGGCTTACCTTCCTGAATCAATCCTAACCTATTCATTACATAAACATCTATCCAACTTTTAGTCTTACCTCTAATAAGGTTGGGATAATATGTTCCTAAAATATTTGTTCGGTTTTCTGCATCTTTATTGAGAGAATAAGAAACAATTTCTTTTTGTTCATTTTTTTCTTCTAGCATAGCTGGGGGTTGTACAAAAAATTTCCAGTTGTCAGGCTTGACCAACATGGTTGCTTGCTCTCGAGGAATGTGGTCAGGTATCGGAACTTCTCCTGACATAATTGCCCACCAATGGTCTTCTTCTGGTGCGTTAGTATCACAGATAACACCAGACCAACTAGCACCACCCTCTCTCATACTTGGGTATCTACCAACACGCATAGTACACGCATCAACTATACTCTTTGGAATCTCTCTCGCTTCGTTAATCCATATCCCAGTTAGTTCTAGTGACAATAACTTCTTAACATCTTCTGGTCTATCTAACGCTAAAAAAATTACTTCCAGGTCTAAGTCATTCACTTTTATGTGGTGAGTATAAGGAACAGACCACTTGAAGTTACCCCAGTCCGATTCTGGAAACCAGTCTAACCATGTCTTGATTGTTGTAGTCCTTAGCTGGGGATTGGTGTTCCGAATAACTGCCCATCGAGATTTCCGAACTCCATCATCATTTTTCTTTTGTTCTAATGCTCTTCGGAATAACTCAACACAGCAGCCAACTGATTTGCCAGAACCAACTGGACCTCGTATCCCACGAAAAAAACTTTCGTCCTTCATAAATTCTTTGAGTACGCTTCCGTCTGGTTTGTAATTAAAGCTTGTCAATGTTATAGTTTCTTCCGACTTCTTTGATTCTCTCTAAGGTGTTGGGGAGAAGGGATGCAATTAATTTATCCGCTTCTCTATTAG